CTACCCCATGACTTTGTGAAAGTCAAGTGAAAACCCTGTGAGAACCTTGTGAGTATTTACCCCCTACACAATCGGATAATTCGGACATCTTGGACATATACATATAAGTGACGCAAGTCACACATATAGTACATAGCGGGCATCATGGAATAAACTATATTAAATTATACTAAGCCCCCCAAAACGGACATTTAAGACATGGGGTAGAGAGTCGGTTTATCCATAAATCTATTTATCGACATTTAAGACTTACCCCTGAAATATCTACATGTCTATATGTCGATTTATCGACAATTTGACCCTAGGTGTAGTGAATTGCGCCCGAAGGGCTGTTATAGTATCCCAAAATAATTTTCTGTTATATTATATTCAGGGCCAATATATACAGCCCTGACCAGGGCTTTTATAATATTTTAAAAATATTTAGTCAGAATGTGTTCGTTTTAGCTCTTTGAACAGGTTATCTTATATGTAAAGTATTACATACGGAGTCGCTCCGTTTAAGACTCCGCGACTCCTATATATTATATATATTATATATATAATGGGAGAGTTATATCGCTATACGGGTACCGTTATAACAGCGATATTCTAGAATTGCTGGACGCCAGCCAGGGGCTGACACCTCTCGCAGAAAGTGGAATACCTGACTGGCCGTAGCATGTGTGCGTCGACCTACACTCCAGCATAGCTTCATAGCTCAAAGGTAGAGCGCCCGCCTTATAAGCGGGAGGTTGTGGGTTCGAGTCCTGTTGAGGCGCAAAGCTCAAGAACAATCCCTGACCTTCGGTCAAATTGCTTGGGCGTCAATTTAGATGGGACAATAACGACATGGGTAGAAAGCCAGGGAAACAAGACATCCCTAAGGGCGAGGCCCAGGAACGCGTCCTGATGGCGCTAGCCCAGGGAGCGACTGTAATAGCCGCTATGGGCACCGTGGGCCGCAACGACGTGACTTTTCGTCAATGGTGCGCCTCAGATGCCGACTTCAAGGAGCGAGCCGACAAGGCCCGCCTAGAGGGTAAGGGTGTCAAGACTGACTTAGCCGACTTGAAGGATATCTCCTTCGTCGACTTCTGTGAGCAGTTCCTCGACAACAAGCTCTTCCCCCACCAGCTCAACTGGCTGGACATGATGGAAGGTCTTCCCCCACGCTGGCAACCAGCTGGTATGACCTACGAGCCAGGCGAGCCTGACAGAGTCTTGATTAACGTGCCACCTGAGCACGCCAAGTCGACTACCATCACCACAAACTATGTCACCTACAAAATCGTGACTAACCCCAACATGCGAGTCATCATCGTCTCTAAGACGCAAGGTATGGCCCGCAAGTTCCTTGGGGCGATTAAGACAAGACTTTCACATCCAGCATATATTAAGTTGCAGACGGCCTTCGGTCCTAACGGCGGATACAAGGCCGATGCAACACAATGGTCTGCTGATATGATTTACCTAGGTACGGGACGTGACTCAGGCGAGAAAGACCCTACTGTACAGGCCCTTGGTATGGGCTCTCAGATTTACGGTGCTCGCGCTGACTTGATTATCGTTGATGACGCCGTGATGGGAGCTAACGCCCATGAGTGGGAAAAACAACTCGAGTGGCTCCAAAAGGAAGTTATCACACGCCTGGGGCGGCACGGAAAACTAATTATTGTAGGAACCCGTGTCGCGCCCGTGGACCTCTATAAGATGCTCCGCGACCCAGGACAGTGGAGCGGTGGTGTAGCGCCTTTTACATACTGCGCAATGCCAGCCGTACTAGAATTTGATGAGAACCCAGATAAGTGGAAAACACTCTGGCCCGAGTCCGACCAACAGGAAAACGCAAAAGATGACCCACTACCCAATGGGAACTTCCCCAAGTGGGATGGACCCTCGCTCTTTAAGCGTCGCTCTCAGGTCTCTCCCGCGGTATGGGCGATGGTTTATCAGCAGGAAGATGTCACAGAAGATTCAATCTTCTCACCAACCTGCATCGCAGGAAGCATCAACGGCATGCGAAAGCGTGGCCCGTTAAAGGCTGGTACACCTGGACACCCACGTTCAACTGATTCTTGTTACACAGTAATGGGACTTGACCCTGCTATGCAGGGAGCAACTGGTGCAGTTGTAGCTACTTACAATAAGTCAGACGGCAAGATTTATATCCTTGATTGCGTCAATATGACTGAACCTACACCAGATAAGATTCAGCATCTTATTGAAGACTGGGTTGAGAAGTACAAGCCTCAGGAACTGCGTATCGAAATCAACGCTCACCAGAAGGCTTACGCCCTGGATGAGAATCTAAGAAACTTTTTAGCCCAGTATGGGTGCCAGTTGAACTCACACTTCACTGGTAAGAATAAGTGGGACACCTCTTTTGGTGTGGCATCTATGGCTATGCTCTTTGGCAATACCCGTGACGGGCGTTTCCAAGATAACAACATCATAGAGATTCCAAGCAACGAAGGCTCTGAGGGGATTAAGACTCTCGTACAGCAGCTCATCACTTGGAAGCCTGACACCAAGAACCCTACAGATACAGTGATGGCTCTGTGGTTTGCAATCATTCGCATACGCGAGTTGATGCAGAACACATCAAGAGTCGGTCAGTATCAATCAAACCGCTGGGCTACAAGAGCTCAAATGTACAGCCGCGGTTCAATCAATTTAGATGAGGCCTTTGCAGAGCAATGGTCTAACACTTACGGATAAGGATAACGATGCCAAAAGACAGCAACCTATCTCAGCCTGGCGGAGGCGCACCTCGCAGCTCAGGCGGCATTGGTGGCTCTGGCGGCCAGAATGTCCAACCAGTATACCGAGAACTATCACCAGCAGCTAAGAATTCAATTGCAGAAGCACGTGCAGCAATGGGTGCAAAGAAAGCTACAGCTGAAGAGTTTGCTCGCCGCATGGCAAAAGAAAAAGCAAACGAGATTGCACGCATTAGAAACCAAGGACGTAACACACGATGACATTAAATATGGAACAGGTTGCAGCACGCGTTCAATCGCTGCGCTATCGCAACCATGAGCGTGACCAGCGTAACCTTGACGTTCTTGCTGTACGTAAGGGTAAGATTTCTGAGGTATATCCTGACTTCTTCCCAGATGGCGTAGATGCAAACGTAGTTGCAAACTTTGTTGATATTGTCGCACGCGACCTATCTGAAGTTATGGCTCCGCTTCCAGCGGTTAACTGCTCTGCTGCTAATCAGACATCTGATAGAGCACGTCAGTTTGCTGACAAGCGTACACGTATCGCAGCTAACTACTTCCAGAACTCAGACCTATCAGTACAGATGTACTCAGGTTCTGACTGGTATATCACATACGGTTTCCTCCCATTCATGATTGAATTGGACGAGGAATCGAAACTACCACGTATCCGCATAGAAAACCCAATCGGTGCTTACCCTGAATTTGACCGCTATGGACGTTGCGTAGCTTTCGCAAAGCGATACACCATGACACTGGGAGAGCTCTGCTCTACATTCCCTGAGTATGATTCAATCCTTCTCGGACCTATGGGTTACAAGCAGGACCTAAACGCTCAGGTTGAACTGATTCGTTATTACGACAAGGACCAGTCAGTCATCTACATCCCTGCAAAGGATAACCTAGTTCTTTCACAAGCAAAGAACCCACTAGGCAAGATGATGATTGTTGTTGCACGCAAGCCATCTATCGATGGTGAACTTCGTGGACAATTTGATGATGTACTTGGTATTCAGCTCCTCCGCAACCGCTTCGCGTTGCTTGCAATGGAAGCTGCAGAAAAATCTGTACAGGCTCCAATCGTACTACCTGGAGATGTTCAGGAGTTACAGCTTGGTGGAGATGCGGTTATCCGCACAAACAACCCAGCAGGCGTACGCCGTGTAGACCTAAACCTACCACAAGGCGCATTCACTGAGCAGACATTGCTCAACCAAGAACTTCGCGTTGGCACTCGTTACCCTGAGGGACGCACTGGTAACGTCAACGCGTCTGTTGTTACAGGCCAAGGTGTACAGGCTCTTATGGGAGCCTTCGATACACAGGTCAAATCAGCACAGGCAATCTTTGCTGCAGCACTTCGTGATGTAATTAGCCTCTGCTTTGAAGTTGATGAACTTATTTATCCAGAAGAAAAGACCATTCGTGGTGTAGATTCTGGAAGCCCATATGAAATTACATACAAGCCTTCAAAGGATATCAAGGGTGACTACTCTGCTGATGTCCGTTATGGCATGTTGGCTGGTCTTAACCCAGCACAGGGACTTATCTTTATGTTACAAGCTCTTGGCGGTGGGCTTATTTCTAAGGATATGGCGATGCGTGAACTTCCATTCACAGTTAACGTAACGCAAGAACTAGAAAAGATTGAAATCGAGAAGATGAGAGATTCTCTTCTTGGTTCTATTACTGCACTCTCTCAAGCGATACCACAGATGGCAATGCAAGGCCAGGACGCTTCTGAAGTAGTGCGTCAAATTGCCGCTGTGATTAAGGCACGCCAAAAGGGACAGGCACTAGAAGACGTCATTGGTGACATCTTCGCCCCACAGCAGCAACAAGTTCCTCCTGCTGGGGCACCACAATCGGTTGAGCAACCGTCCCCTGCTCCTGAAGGCGTTCCAGCAGGAGGCGCTTCTCCAATGATGCCAGAGCAATCACCGCCTGATGTCATGAGTTTGTTGTCAGGAATTTCTGGCGGTGGAACACCGTCGGCAAGCGTTCGTACAATTCGTCGTAGATAGCAGAGGTGGGGACAATGACGACATTAGCTGCTATTCAAGGCAACGGCTGGGTCGTGATGGGATGCGATTCTCGCAGCTCTGACGAAGAGGGCCGTCCAATGGAGATGGCAACGCATAAGATTGTTGAAAACAACGGTGCACTCATTGCAGGTGCTGGTGCAGGACGAGGTTCAAACATATTACAGTTTGGATGGAAAGCTCCTAAGCCTACTGCAACTGAGAACCTCGATGTCTTCATGACACAAAAGTTTATACCTCAGATGCGTCAAGTATTTATTGACGCTGGGTATGACATGAAAGAAGATGGAGATGCAGCGTCACATGATTCGCAGTTTCTTATCAGCGTTCGTGGAGTTGTTTATCCTATCTTTGAGGATTACTCTTGGGACCGTGATACACGTGGTATCTACTACGCTGGCTCTGGTGGCACGATTG